GGGCATTATCCTTTAGATGATGTTCTTACTTTTGAAGAGTGGGTAAACAGCCTAACTAATAAAGAGCTAGTTGATTATTTGTGTATTGGTGAGGACATTGTAAATGACATTTGAAGAGTGGCTGAAACCAGATAAAGTAAGGGAGATAAGGGATATGATTCATGAGTATTCCTTGGGAGAGTACAAAATGGACGAATGGGATATTGTTGACCTTATGAGGGAGGCTTGGGAGGGGCGGTACCATACGCTAACTTACAATGACCTTTAACCCTAACCTGAGCAGGTTCCTCAAGTACCTAGACTTCAAGATCAAGTGTATCAAACACCAACAGGATAACCCTATCCGTCTGGATATGGACCTTGCAGTTAAGTGCCGTGATGAGTTGCTAAAGATGCAAGAGGAAAAGGTAGAACAACTTAAGGAGGTAATGCCTAAAGTCCCTGTGATCAAGAAGAAGACTAGACCAAAGATCACTCACAAGAAGGATGGAACTCTCTCTGCACATGGGGACAAGTGGTTCCGTCTACTAAGAGAACACAAGAAGCCTATGTCTTTTGATGGTGTTGTTGAAGTAGTGGATGACTACAAAGAACCTAACCCTAACTCTACCGATCAAGTGAAGGCATGGCTATATGGTCTTGGGTGGAAACCTTGTACTTATAAGTTCCTCAGAGATAAGACTACAGGGGATGAACGTCAAATTGAACAAATCCGTAAGGATGGAGAACTTACCCCAAGTGTGTTGAGGCTTAAGGATAAGACCCCCGAGGTAGAAATTTTGGAAGGTCTAACTATTATCCAACACAGACTAGGTATTTTCCAAGGGTTCATTGATTGTGCTATCAAGAAAGATGGGAAGTACTACCTCAGAGCAGAAATTGGAGGGCTTACAAACACTCTACGCTTCAAGCACAAGAAGCCACTAGTGAACCTTCCTGGTGTAGATAAGCCTTGGGGAAAGGAGGTCAGAGGTTGTCTCATTGCCGAGGATGATGGTGAAGTCTTCATTGGTGCTGACATGACTAGTCTTGAAGACACAACTAAGCGTCACTACATGAAACCTCTCGACCCTGACTATGTAGAGGAAATGTCTCAACCGGGTTATGACCCACACCTAGCCCTTGCCTTGTTCCAAGGGGAGATCACACAAGAGCAGTATGACAATTATGATAAGGACAAAGACCATGAAGTGACCACTATCCGTAAGGCATATAAGGCTGTTAACTATTCTGCAGTATATGGTGTAGGTGCTCCAAAGCTGGCTAGAGAACTGGGTATCAGTAAGGCAAGAGCACAAGAACTCCTTGACGCATACTGGAAGAAGAACTGGTCTGTACGCAAGGTTGCTGCTCAACAGTACACTAAAGAAGTGGGAGGATACACATGGCTTAAGAATCCTGTCAGTGGTTTTTACCATGAACTGAGGTACGACAAGGACAGGTTCTCAACACTTAACCAATCAACAGGAGTTTACATATTCGACAGTTGGCTTGCAAGGGCGGCTCAACAGGGTTATTGGGGTTCTCAACAGTATCATGATGAGACTGGTTCTAGTGTAGGGGACCTTAGTAAGACTGTGGAAGCACTTAAGTATGGAATCAGTAAACTCAATGAGGACCTCAACCTCAATGTAAACTTTGGGATTGATATTAAGCATGGAAGAGATTACGCAGAAGTTCATTGATAGGTACATTTACTGTAAGGACAGTGGAAAACTGTACTACAAGATTTCAGTTGGCTCTAGAAAAGTTGGTGACCGAGTTGGGGGTCTATGCCTAGGCTATTTAACGACAAAAGTTGACGGTAAACATTTTTTCGTACACAGAATTATATGGGCTATGGAGTACGGTTATATCCCAGAGAGGTTAGATCACATAAATGGCGATAAAACAGACAACAGATTGGAAAATCTTAGGGAGTGCAGTCATGGGCAGAATATGGCAAATAGGTCTAAAAAGTCGGGTAAGAAATTTCCTAAAGGGGTTTATAAGCACCGGGACAAATATATGGCAAAAATAGGATCAAATGGTGTTGAGCACTACTTAGGCATCTTTGAGGACGTTAAAGGGGCTTCAGACGCTTACGATGAAGCTTCCATTAGGTTGCACAAAGACTATGCTAAACCGAATAATGTAACATCTTTGTGAGACAACTGTAACACCCCTTGAATAATCTCAACAAAGACCTTAAGTGTAATGTATCCTTCGGGATCGACATTCAATCAGGTCAGAACTATGCAGGAGTACATTAGGTGGGCTATAATATAGAATATGAGAACTATCATAATAGTTGGTCAGGGGATGGAGATTACGCGGATTGGTACGAGCATAATAACTATAGCCCAACCTCCTTATCGTGGGTAGATGGATACTCTGATGTTGATTTTTTCCCCGGCCAAAAAGAGATTGAACCGGGGGAGGGTGCCTACCTAGTCTATGTAGTTTATGGTTCTGGAGACTCTTTTGGACACTCTACCGGGAATGTGTGTTGGTTGTGGGTTTTCTCCTCAAAGGAGGATGCTCACGAATTTGGAGATTGGTTAGACACTGATGCTAAGGATTTCCCCGATTATGATTTTGGTAATAAACCCAGAAATTTTAGGGGTGTACCAATCCCAACTAACACTTGGAAAGGTTACTTTGAAATTTATGAGATGGCTAAGGTAACCAAGTTGCCAATTACTAAGAAAGGAGTGCACTAACAATGAAGTTTGAATATGAATCTCAACCAGAGGGAACTAGAGAGCCTGTTGCAGAACTGTACGAGTTTGCTGGTGGTCCAGACCCGTGCCTTGCAGTGAACACAATCAGCGGGAAGAAAGTTTGGTTCTACCCGGATGGGGATATTGACATTCAAAGTACCTCTTGGGAGGCTAACCCCATCAAGAAGTTCTACCCCGGCGACAAAATTACTATCACATTCTAAATACAAGGAGAACCCGACACATGGGTAAGAAAGTATACCTCAAAGGCAAATCGCACTTCATCCGACCCTACTTCCTCGACACTGGTGAGAACCTTGAAGAGGGTAGCGACATTAAAGAGAAACTGATGAAGACTGGTGGTATCTACTCAACTATGGTAGAACTACCCTTTGACAATCGTGATGATGCAGAAGAACATCTCAACGCTATCGGTATCCCTACTAATGGTATGTTCGGTAACCTGCTCAAGAAAATTGAAGTGGACGGTGAAAAGAAGATTGTTTATAAGGTAGTCCGACCTCACGAGGTTCCTGCTTTTGATGATCCTGTGCAAGGTCCTCCTAAAGTCTGGACCAGTGACATTGCCAAAGACGATAACGGTAGTCAAGTTCTGAATGACTGGGGCAAACCTGTCTTGGAAGAGTGGGACCCTAGTGTTCTAATTGGCAATGGTTCCGAGATTACTGTTAAACTAGATGTATGGAAAGGGACTAAGGCAACCAAGATCACTTGGGAAGGGGTACGTATTGACAGTCTTGTTGAATATGATGCACCTGAGTCTGACCTTGAAGGGGTAGGATTCTAATATGGACGTAACCATTCAGAAGCCAGATGGGACTATCACACATGTCTCAGGTACCCCAGAGGAAATTAAAGACTTCTTTGGGGTGACTGACCTACCTAAAAGTTCTGATAGTACTGAGGGGCTAGAGCCGGGAGTATATGCAGTTGCTGATGGCTGGACTCCTGACTACCTTACTACAGGTAAACTATACAAGGTTGATAATGATAGTGACCCCACCTTTAATTTTGCTGATGATGAGGGGGATGTAGGCTACTACCTCTGGTCTGATTGTCCACACCTAGATGGAGGCAACTGGAGAAAGGTTGTAGTAGAATGAAAGTCACAGTCACTATTGAAAATGACCATGAAGATGATGGCTTTAGGGGTAGCACTACCGTCACCCGTAATGGTGTAGAGACTGACTATGACCTTATGTATTACTTTGGCGAGGTTGCACGTATCGCAGGGTTCACTTATGTAGATCGTGTAGGGTGGTCAGATAAACGTGGCGTAACCAAATGGAGTGACTTTTAATATGGCTGAAACTGCTTATTATGAACACTGGTCAGAGTATCCTATGCACCTATGGGACTGGCCAGACTTCACACCAGAAGAGATTGCTTCTCGAACTGTAGTCAATGGAGGACGAGGGCCGAAAGGTCCTCTACTCCTGAACTTTGATGCTCTGGATAAACTACAAGAACTAAGGTCTCTCATCGGCAAGCCCTTCCATGTCAATAGTGCTTATCGTAGCCCTGAGTATAACAGGTTTGTTGGTGGGGCTTCACGTAGTAAACATATGGAAGGTATCGCCTTCGATATCAGTATGCACAATCAGAATCGTACAGAGTTTGTTCGTCTAGTACGTCAGTTTGGGTTCAATGGTATTGGTCACTATGGTACCTTTACCCACATTGATACTCGTCCAAATCAAGCAGAGTGGTGGGGCTGATGGCAACTGATGACCATGGTACTTGTAAGAACTGTGGGTATAACTTGAATGGACCTAGAGTGTATGACTACTTCCTTGAGGAGTATGGTGACCCTGTGAAAGCACTAGCGGTAGCCTCCATGTATGGTTGCAGAAAAGGTTTTGGTAGGTTCGGGAAGGCTATTTATATCAAGCCGTACGATGAAAACTACAACAAGTTGCCTCCGTACTATAGGTGTCCAGAATGTGAGATGGAGTGTTGTTAATGCCTGAGAGCCAGATACAAGTCAAACTAAACCCTGATGTTCAACCTACAGGTTCTGATCTTGCGGTAGTCAATGCTGCTCGTAGGTCTTTTAACACTAGGTCTGAGTGGGCACCAGAAAGCCAGTGCCCTACTGACCCTACCACTGGTGGTAAGATTCCTCCATATAAAAGGCTCAAAGAAAAAGACAAACGACTGATCCAATTCCTTGCTCGTGGTATGACTGCTGATGACTTTGAGGGGTTTCTTAAGGAGTTCCCTAATGTTTGCGGAGAGAGTGAATCTGCTAAAGACATTACTGACTATAAGGCTCTTAAGGAACTTATGTGGCAATGGAGAAACACTCCTACCCATGACACACCCTTTAATCACTGCTTCATTTCCCTTGAAGTTAAGGCTCCTATTTTTGTAACTCGTCAACTTGTGAAGCATGAGTACCTTATCATGTCAGAGTTCTCTCGTAGGTATATCACAGATGATATTGAGTTCTATGAGCCTGACTATTGGTGTAAGGCTTCCCCTAACAAGAAGCAAGGGAGTCTTGAGGAGCCTGTAGACTTGTGGGAACATAAGATGTGGGATGCAGGGTTCCTCGGACCATATATGTTGGGTGAGGAAATGCAAGGAGGTTACCAAGAACGCAACTTGGACCTTTTTAATAGGTTGCTTGAGGCGGGAGTCGCACCAGAACAAGCCCGTATGGTACTCCCACAAAGCACAATGACTGAATGGACTTGGAGCGGTACACTAGGAGCATTTGCCAAGATGTGTCAACTACGACTTCACCCAGAGGCACAATATGAAGCAAGAAAGGTCGCTGAGGGAGTCTACTCGTATTTGAGAGAATACTGGCCCGTTAGTGCAAAGGCGTTGGTGGAAGGCCCTGATGTATGAGTAATGACAACAATAATGTAGACCATCCGGGTCACTACAACCAAGCAGGCATTGAGTGTATTGAGGCTATCAAAGCTACTCTAGGTGACAACTACCAAGACTACTGTAAAGGGAATGTGCTTAAGTATCTGTGGAGATACAAATACAAGAACGGTGTTGAGGACCTCAAGAAGGCTCGTTGGTACTTGGATTCAATGATCAAAGACTTGGAGACTACCTATGACTGATAAAACAATTGACACACTAATTCAAGATATGGAGGAGGTACTTAACAGTGGGTGTGGTTGGACAGATGAAATCTCCGAATGGGTCGCAACTGACATTGCAAAGTCACTGTCTCGCCAGTTCAACTCTATTGGAACACAACGAAAAGGAACTCTTCGTCTTAGTGGAATCGGAACTCCTTGCGAAAGGAAACTTTGGTACGATATCAATAGCACAACTCAACCTGAGCCTCTACCTGCCAGCGCACGTAACAAGTTCATTTTTGGCGACCTTACGGAGTCATATATTCTGGGACTCGTCAAGGCGTCAGGCCACTCACTTGAAGGACTACAAGACCGTCTGGACGTATGCGGTATTAGAGGCCATCGAGATTGCGTTATCGACGGAATGCTCATTGACGTTAAATCATGCTCCTCTTTCTCTTTTACCAAGTTTAAGCAACATGAACTACGCGACAACGACTCTTTCGGCTACATCTCCCAACTGTCTTCCTACTTGTACGGCAGTCGTAATGACCCTCTTGTAACCTATAAAAATGAAGCTGGCTTTTTGGCATTCGATAAGCAGTTTGCGCACATCTGCTTGGACCGTTATGACCTCACCGATGAAGTGGAGAATAAAGAACAAGAGGTTCAACAAAAGAAAGATGTAGTTAAACTTGACAAACCTCCTCAACGCCCTACATGGGAACGGAAGTATCGTGGCGAGGTTGTAGAGACAGCAGAGGATTGGGAGGATGGTCAGTCAGGTAATCGTAAACTCTCTACACAATGCTCTTACTGTCAATGGAAACATGACTGTTGGGATAACTTGCGGACTTTCGTGTACTCCAATGGCCCACGGTACTTCACTAAAGTTGTACGAGAGCCTAAAGCATTCGAGGTGACTGATGAAAACTTCTGATGCCAAGCAAAAGATGAAAATGATAGGTAAGAAATATGGGTTCCGAAGTGGACTAGAGGAAAAGGTTGGAGAGCAACTTAATAAACTCTATGGCAGTGTTAAGTACGAAACTCAAAAGATCAAGTACACCCTTAACGAGGTAAGAACCTATACACCTGACTTCCTGACCCCTAATGGAATCCTTATTGAGACTAAGGGGAGGTTCACACCTGATGATCGTAAGAAACACCTACTAATCAAAGAACAATACCCTGATCTGGATATCCGCTTTGTGTTCTCAGATAGTAATAACAAGATTCGTAAAGGGTCTAAGACAAGTTATGCTGATTGGTGCACTAAGAATGGTTATCTTTATGCGGACAAACTTATACCTGAGGAGTGGTTAAATGAGGGATATGATTAAAGAACATTGTTGGACTGCACACCCCATTATCGGGTATGTACCCCTTGACGAAGATGGGAATCCGTATCAACCTAATCTGGGTAGGGGTTGGAGGAGTAGGAAGAAACCAATCACTATTTACAAAACAATGGCTAGGGCAGTAACCTATTCCCCGGTGTCAGCAGCGGCAGAAGTTAGGATGTTCCATGGGGTATCTTAAACGACAACCACCACCTATGTCACTTACTTCACAACCTTACTCTCTGGAGGAACTAGATGAGCATCCTAACTCGCATCGTATCTGGGCTACTATCATGGCTATCAAGGAAGAAGCAGACGAATACGTCCAACGAGCCTATGATGACGGATACTCAGATGGACTCTACGACCGTAAAGGTTCATAAGATTATCTCTGGCCCCTACAGTGCTATGGAGGATTTTGACGAGGACGAAGACTTTTGGTTTGTAGAAGCTTTAGTTGAATACGGAAACGGAGAACTCGAAGAA